CGAACTCTTGAGCGTCTTGATAAGCAAGCTCATAAGTTGAGAATGGACCTGTTGGATCGTCATCCGTATCAGGTAAGCAGCCAGGGAAACAAGGCCACCAGTAAAAACCCGCATCAACTTCTTGACCCCAAAAAGTTAGGTATTTAATGTCGTAAAAAACTTGAAAGGAACCGAAATCATTCCCGTCCTCATCTTTAAAAGTGTGGAACGACATTTTAAAAACTCCGTGCAGTTTTGTGGGCCTTTAATAGTTCACTAGATAATGAAACTATTTTTTCTGTATCGTCTTCTGCTAGTGCTTTATTAAGTTGATCTCTCAAACAATCAAGAGCTAGTTTTTTATCTAGCAAAATTTGAGATTCTTTTTTGTTGGGTTCTTCTTCCCATGTATGCGTTTTGTAGGCTTCTAAATGCCAGCGGTAAGCGCTAGACGTTGGGACGTTTCTTTCTTCAAGAATTTGAATAATTTCTAGCCGTTTAGTTTTTTGCTCTAGTAAATCGGCTATGAGTTCCAGGCCTTCTTTTTTCTCCATTTTTAAAAGCTCCTATTTTTTAGCGCTTGCTTTGCTTCATGCTCTGCGATTGTTTGGAGCGCTTCTAAAAATGTTGGTCCCCCTAAAAATTGTAGATTAGGGTTTTGAATTGTTTCCCTTGCGATTTTGAGTTTTCTAAACTCTGCAAGATTTATGGGTTTTTTGTTCATGGTTTTAAAGGAAGGTTTTTTGGTGTTTGTTCCCTTCGTTTATTAGTGTAGCATATTACAGGAAAAGTCAACACCTAAAAAATTTTAATTCTCAATGAGAATTCTTACTCTGTTTTAGTTGGTTGAGCTAATGAGTAAAAATACCTATAGAGTTATTTTTTGTTTTACTGTAGTATTTTAAACAGCTACACAAAAGCAACCATGAAAAAATTAAGAGAAGATGTGCGCCAAGACATCAAAGATAAATTAAAATGTGAAGTAGGTCTTCACGAGTACGGAGCGGACCTGCATCA